ATATTTGCCAGCATATTCTTCGTTTTTATTCTTCAAAAAATCAATTGCAGCCCCAATACTTTTAATACATCTACTTTCTCCAATTTTTATTGTTTCTTTTAGAAGATATACCTATTTCAACTTTTTCCCCATCAATTTTTATTCTACCAATTTTGAATACATACGTTTTTTCACCTATTTCATCATAATTTGGAAGTATTTTGATGAGTGCCATATCATTGTTTGTATTTTTCAAAATTATATATGAGGTCGTTTTAACTAGACTTATATTTAATGAAATAAATAATTTGTTAAATTCTATCCTATAGCTAACGTCACGACATAAAACGGAGTCAATGCCCCAATTGAGCATTGAATCTCCATTTTTAGACATTATGTTAAATTCAAATGTGTCTTGTTTCAAGAAATCATTTAAATCAAGAATGTATTCTTTTTCTCCATTAACTGTTAACATCACTATAAACATATTATATGTCTACAATTGTAGTAGACGGAATCATTTATTATCCTATTGAACGCTAAACGTCACTGTACCTCCTTGGCAAGTAATTTGCTTATCTGCCACAATTGTCAATCCTCCAACACTTTGTTTGATTGTAACAGTCTTGCTTGTACAAGTAGAAGAACCTGCCGAATAAGGTATTGTCAATGTACCGCTTCTTTCAGTTGAACTGCAATTGGCGGCAACAGTACCTGTGATATGACCATTACTTACACCTATGTTAGTAATCCAACTATCACTGAACACTACTTGTCCAATTGTTGCGCAAGATGCTGTGTAAGAAGCCAAATTGCTGTTTCCACCTCCGCTTGCTACAGTAGTACTTGTTGCATTGGTTATACCGCTAACAGTAAGGTCGCTGCAATTGCAGTTACAGCTTGAACCGCTGTTATGCACCACTTGGAACGTCTTGCTTTCACAAGTATTTGCTCCAGCATTAAAACTGACTGTTACTGTTGCTGTAATGTTCGAAGTCGTACTGTTTGAGCCGCTAGGTTTAACACTGATTCTAGTGTTCGATGTATCCACTGAGACTGCGAAATGAGCATTGTCAACACTTGCTGCGATATTTGATATGCAAGTATTTGCTGTATATGGCACATATTTGTCGCTTGTCTCATCGCAGTTCCATGCACTAGGTGCGCTTCCAATCGTGAATCCACTGCAATAGCATCCACTGCATTCTGGGTCTGTTTCAGATTTTCCTCTGTCTTGTGTCACGCTCCAATTGATTACTGCATCAGTATCGGTGCATTCACTGTTACTTCCGCATACCTTATGGTCCGTCCACGTGAACGAGCCACTTCTCACGATGTCGCTGCAAGTATTGTTAACTTCTATACTAGTAACGGTATGACTTGAAGTGCCAGTGGTTTCAGCACTTGTTGTTTTGCACGTAGCATCCGTTGACCAAGTGATTGCTGTGTATGCCCATTCAACTTCAGCACTTGTATCACCGCTTCCAATTGAAGTTCCGTTCTTAAGAGTTGCTTGGCTTACCTTGTAGCAAACACAAGTAGAAGGTGTGCAAGAATTTGCCTTTTGCGTAAGTGTGATTTCCTTATCACAGCTAGTAGAGTCAGAGTTGTAGCTTATCTTCACCTTCTCAACATATGCTGAATCGCTTGTATTCTCTCCCTTTGGAGATACCGTCACCTTGTCGTTTCCAAGCGTTACATTGAAATGCTCAAGGGAATTGACAGATATGCTACTTATGCAATCTGCACTAGTTATTGCGATGTCCTTGCTAGTAGTATCATTATGCTCCCAAGTCTCTGAAGTAGAGCCTACTGACAAATATCCGCATTCATCATATGGACAATAATATTGTATGTCTACAATTGTAGTAGACGGAATCATTTGTGTAAGATAGTTCGTTACTATGCTATCTAGATATTTTATCTCACATTGACCTTGATTGCTGTGCCATTTATTATGAAGATAGAATTTTATAGAAAGCCTTTTATTGTTTAATATTTGGTTTGTAACTTCATCAGCATTAGTCTTTGCACTATAAGGAGTTCCACCAATCATATTTTCATCCTTCAAAATGTAATTGGAAACAGAAATTTTAGATGAAATAGAATTTTTATACATAAATTCTAATTCGTTACGTTTATTTTCGTTTTCGCCATAAAATAAGACATTTTCGCAAGGAGTCACTGTGCCGCTACTTTTTTTATAGTAAGACCCGAAATAATGTATCTTTGAATCACCGCTGATTAAATATGGATTATACTGCTTAATCATTTCATTAGAATCCACTAAACCACTAAACCCATAATTTGATATTTCATTATCCAAATCATAATAAAATGCCTCATAGCATCTTTCGTCAAACAAATCGTTATCTATTGGGTATTTAAACAACCTTTTGAAATACGTAAAATACTCATGCCCATTATCATAATTCATATTTCCATTATGAGGATTGTTCCCTTCATAATAATTTGTTATGGCATTAATCCTAATATATTCTGGGTCTGTTTCTTCTAGTCTTCTCCATCCGTTTCTACTTTCATCTGTTGCGAGTCTATCAGAGTAATAAGAGTCATCAATGATGAAATAATTTGTAGTAGCAGTGGTAACTTTTTCGTCAAGAATCATAAAACTATCAATAGTATATGCTCCATCAGTATTGGCTTTGCATATAAATTTTTTATTGCCAGTTTCACTCTCATTAATATATGCCTTAACCTCATATCCACTTTCTTTGTCTTCCAAATTATATGTTGCCTCTTCACCATTTTTATCATACACAACAATCGTAGACATAAAGAACTTTGAGTCCCCTATTTTAATGTAATCACCATTTTTTACCAATGATACGTAGCTCAACACTGTCCCATTGTCAGACGTGCCACTATATTCATGTTTTATGCTATACACTTCATTATCAATGATGGCAACATCACGTTCAACATTTGATACATAAATGATAGACCCATCTTTAATGGTATTAATTGGTGTTGACAACAAATCGCCAATTGTGTCAACTCTTTTTATGTTCCTCACTGTCTCTTTATATATTGGCTTATTGTCTATAACATCTCCAGATTCAGTTGCTCCTCCAGATGCAACATAGCAAGTATAAGTGATGTTATCATCCACATCGTATTGGAAATTGTATCTACCATAACCCTCATTTTGAACAGTTTTTGATAGCCATCCACCATCCATTTGAAAATAAGGGTTTCCGTCCAATTGCTCACCTTTGTCAAAGTTTGGATATAAATATCTCCTTCTTACTGGACTATTGTTATTATCCATTTCTTTGAATGCCTCTGTCACACTAGAAGTTGCACTTTGAGCACTAAATGGGCTTATGTAGGCATTATTTATTGTTTTACCACTTTGAATCTTTCTACTGCCACACTTAGGGCATCTACCATAAAACACACCTTCATAGCCACAATTTTTACAAATTTTATCTGTTAAAATATACTCATACCTATACAAAACAGGTAATCCTTGATATGATACATAACTAGATGGTGCTCCATATTTTGTGTAATTTGATGTTGACCTATAATCATATACGATTGATTTTGTAGAATTAATCCAGTCAATACGATACATTTGATGTACTGCATCCCATTTCTCTTCAATTCTATTGGCAAATGATGAGTATTCAGTTATCTCATAATCAGCAGTAATTGCACTGTTGACGCAGTTAGGAGTCATTCTCATTCTGTCAACCCATCTTTGACTTTTGAGACCAAACATTCCCAATATCATTTCGATGCCCTCAATAGTACCCTTGTGACGCCAGATATACGGAGAATTAATTGCCATCCTTCTCATGAATGCATTATTCGCATCCATATAGGTATAAGATTTTTCGTCAGTATATGTTTTAATTCTATTTTTAATTTTTGTCGCTCCACTTTCGCATTGGTCATAATATGTGCTGCCTATACCGCTTGCGTTGACAAATTTATAAACACTTCCTTTATACTGACATGGTGGTTCTTCGCCACAGCAAGATATGAAATATCCTTCTGGATACTCGTCAACCCATTCTTTACTGTAAGGACGCACCTCTTTTTTAGTATTTTGAGTGAATTGTCTAATAAAGAATTTTTCGTTATCCTTATTATCTAATTGTTGCTGTTCATCATATGTTGATGCTGACACATAATCTTTTGTACCGTCATCATTTTTGATGTATTCCTCAAGGTCATAAGGATATACAAGACATACATCCCATCCTTTGTTTTCAACTTCATCAATCAAAAAATAATCTGGAATATTATTTCTTTCATCATAAGTTACCCTATTGATATTTTTGATATTGTTAATGTAAGTAAGAATTTCATCAAACTCTCTAGCAAAAACCCTTAACGCCTTTTGCATTTTTTCGCCACCGTGAACATATTCTTCTTCGCCACCAACTGTAAATTCACGAGTGTATGTCCAGTCAAAATTTTTAATGGCTTCGTGTGTCATTGACCTATATAGGTTATCAGTAAACAATGCATCATAAAACTCTCCAATTTCTGACAGTCTTTTGGTATAATCATTGAAACCGTAAGAAGAAGCATCAATATTATAATCTCCATAAGATGTTGGAAAAATAAAATCTTCTATTTCCCTATAATATCCTCTTTCATTTTCTTTAATTATAGAGAATGATGCTTTATATTTTGGTGTTGTTTTTCTATTTAAAATTAACTTTTCAAAGTTATCGCATTCATTATAAAATGGGGCAATGAATTTTTTCTCGTCTGGTCTTATGTGAATGCCAGTATTTCCACTACTTAAGTATACTATTTCTCTATTATCGCCAATATAAGCACTTATAGCAATGTTCTCATTTATTGTTATTTCAGCAATTATATCGCCTTTTGTGCATCCACTTTTAGTTTTTACACTCCAACTTGAAATCGTTTCTCCACTTTCATCTAAATCATTGGTTATAATTTGATAATTTTTGAAACCATCATCTGCGAAATACTTCAATGGATTAGCGTCCAAAGGTTTTTTTTGGCTATGGATGTCAATACCGAATGGGTTTGATACAAGCGTATACCCACTATTACCTATATATTCGTTCCACTCAATTTTTTCAAAATCTTCAGTCATTCCAGAGGTATAAGTATTGCCGCTAATATCCGTTATATAAAGTTCTCCTGGGAATCTTTGCAAAATGTCATTAATTGATGCCCTAAACATTTCACTCAAAGACCCATAATATGCAAAATCACAAAAATCATAATAATCTTGTTTGAGAACAATCTTTACATCATTCTGGTCCTCAAACTCACTAGTCATTCCACTTATAGTCTCAAGAGTCCAAGTATCACCACTTTCGTTTTCCTTCCATTTAGACTGGTTGTACTGATTTGAGATTTTTCCATCGTTTCTAATTGTAATAATAAAATTACTACTCTTATATATTGGAATTTGACCAGGAGAGAACTGATTGACACCTCCAATCGTAGTGATGTCACGTTCCCATATAGTACCATCCTCTATCTCTTGGTGCTTTTTTTTCAGTACATAATTTGAATGTGATTTTATTAAAGCCATTTGTTTATTCTATTTTATCTGTAATTGTTTGACTAAAATCAATACTATTTTTTTTGTTTTCTTTAACCTCATAAATTGGTTTCCCAGTATACTGGTCTTTAAGCGTAAAATGCTCTGCTTGATGATATATCTCGTTCTCGTTGTTAAATGTTGTAACAAGACCATTATCCAAGTCTCTAAGTTGGCTGTTTTCCAGCATATAACTGATTGTATCAGCATCGTGGGTTGTCATTTCAATGTCCAACTGTATTGGTTCAAAAAATGTGTTAACCAAAAGAATTTTTTGTGTAGGCTTTCCTATGTAAGGAAGTGCATTGTTTTTGAACGTAGGTGCTGACGAAGGAGATACAGTTACGAATATCAAACTAGAACTATCCTCATAACGGTATGTATAGGATTTGTCGCTAGATGAATTTGGAGCACTAACGACTGGTTCGCACTTATTATTAGATGTGATAATCCTATAATAATCTTGCCTATTGCCGTTTTCGTCTAAATAAATTATTCTATAGCCCACCAACTCATTGTTTTTCCTAGCTTTTGTTTTAATGCTAGAATTTTGTATTTGCATAGTATCCAACACCAAACCCCTAACATTTGGAAATGCTGTTAGATTCCCTACGTCAGTAATGACTGCTTCTATTTCTTTTGGCTTGATGTACACAGTATAAAAACCTTTTTTGTTGAACGCACTAAGAGGTAGTTGAAGGTTATACATTCCCTCAACATATTCATCAACATCGTTATCTTCCATTTCTCTTTTTGTTCGGAATGTT